GTTGCTACAGGTAATGCTCTACTATATAGAGGTAAAGATGATGGTACTCGTGTATTTAATCTTAATCAATATGTAGTACAGAGAAATCCTGAAGGTAAAGTTAAGAAAATAATGACTCTTGAAAGAGTTAAAGCTAGTGACTTACCAGACCCAAGTAAATATGATGATAAGAAAGACATCGACTTATATACAATGGTTAACTGGAATACTGAAACAAGTAAATATGATGTATGGCAGGAAGCTGCTGAAGAAGAGGTTGAAGGTACAAGAGGTGTATATACTGAAGAGAATATCCCTTACATGCCATTAAGATGGACATCAATACATAATGAGAACTATGGTAGAGGTTTAGTAGAACAATACCTAGGTGACTTACGTTCATTAGAAGCACTATCAATGTCTATTGTAGAGGCTTCAGCAGCTGCAAGTAAGATTGTATTTATGGTTAATCCTGTAGGTACTACTAAACCGTCGGCACTAGCTAAGGCAGCACCAGGTGCTATCATTAGAGGGAATGCTCAAGATGTATCTACACTACAGGTTGATAAATCACATGACTTAAGAATTGCATATGAAACACTTAATGATATACAAAGAAGATTAGCATCAGCTTTCCTTCTTAATGAATCAGCAAGAAGAGATGCAGAGCGTGTAACAGCTGAAGAAGTTAGACTTATGGCTGGTGAACTAGAAGATGCCTTAGGTGGTATCTATAGTATATTAACACAAGAACTACAGCTGCCATTAATTAAGTTAATGATGCAAGCTAGTAAGATTAAGTTCCCTGAAGGACTTGTAGAACCAGTTATAGTTACTGGTGTAGAAGCTCTAGGTAGAGGACACGACTATAATAAACTAGTACAGTTTGCACAAACACTACAGCAACTACTAGGGCCTGAGATATTCGCACAACATACTAATGTTGGGGCTGTTATATCACAAATAGGTACCTCATTAGGGATTGAAACTGAAGGTATAATTAAGAGCCCAGAACAAATACAACAAGAACAACAACAAGCTATGATACAACAGTCAGGTCAAATAGGATTAGATCAAGCGGCACAAGCAGCTGGACAAGGTGTTGTAGATCAGGGAGGACAATAGTGAGACTACCAGTTGATGTAGCTCCTAGTCCTTTTAAACAAAATAAAGAAGAGGAAGTAAAAGATGGAAATACAAAACCAAGGAAACGAAGCACCAAGCCTAAGCGAACACGAACAAGCGATGGTGGACAAGGTAGAAGCAAACGAACAAAAGACACAAGTGGAGATGCAAAGTGACTCAGAGATTGAATCTAATGCTCCCGATAATGTGGAACAAGATAGTGATAAACTACTAGCTGGTAAGTATAAGTCTCCAGAGGATTTGGAGAAAGCTTATAAAGAACTAGAAGCTAAGTTAGGTAAAGGTGACGATAAAGTTGAAGAAGTTTCTACTGAAGCGGAAGAAGGTGATGTATCTACAGTCGATGAAGCAAAAGAGATTGCTGAATCAAGGGGAATCGAATACGGGAAGCTTGAGCAAGAGTTTGCTGACAATGGTCAATTATCTGAGGATACTTATAAGGATTTAGCTGATAGGGGTATCCCTAAAGAGATGGTAGATTCTTATATTGCAGGACAAGAAGCAAGAGCAATGCAGAACGTATCTAAACTACAAGCAATAGCTGGTGGTGAGCAAGGCTATACAGATATGATTGGATGGGCAACTGAGAACTTATCAGAGGCTGAACAAAATGCTTTCAATACATCAATGCAAAATGATGGACAAGCTGAGTTTGCTATTCAAGGTCTATATTCTAGATTCAAAGCTACTCAAGGCCCTAACCTAGTTAAAGGAAACTCTAATACGAGTACTACACAAGGTTATGCTTCTAAGCAAGAGATGACGAAGGATATGCATAGCCCTGAGTACAAGAGAGACCCAGCTTTCAGAGCACAGGTACAGAGAAAGGTAGCAAAGAGTAGTTGGTAAGGTGTGTTTGGCATTGAGATGTAACCTATGTCCTAGACAAGTTTAACACTGATGATGTAAGACCAAACTTCTTTACTCCTCTTTTAGGTAGTCGGTAGGCTTTCAAACGCCTGTCACTACCTTT